TTAATATCAATTGCTTGTGCATCTGCCAATGTATAAGTTTGTTGCTGAAATGGCTCCTTGTCCCCATCTGGTAAGTCNAAGTCATCACTTGTTTCAATNTCGTCCATATTTTGCCAATTGTCCATACCCCAATCTTCTAACTGCACACTATTCCATTCGTTGCCCAATATGTCCCAATCCCATTCCCCAAACCCAACGTTATCTTTTATAATAAATTCACGCTCCTGCTGCTTTGTTAAATTGTCAGCGATTAAAATATAAACCTCTTTTAGTTTAGCTTCATTACAGGCTCTCAATCTCATATTACCACCAAGAACAACCATTTCACTATTCACTACAATTGGTCTAATTTTTAACATTTCTGGAAACTCCTTAATACTATCAACTAATTTGTGGAATTTATGGTCCTTTATAATTCTAGGGTTTTCACTACTAGGTTTTACTTTTGAAATTTTTACTTTTATTATATCCATAACGATTTTTTTACTTATTTATTAAAATAGTTCAATTTGTTTAATGTTTTGTTTTTTTATTATTCCTATTGCTGTTTCTAATATTGTTTTACCAGCTTCGTAATCAACTAAATTTCTTGCAATCTTATCTTTTCTTTGATTTCCTTTATAATCATTCACATTTATTTCGTGAAATTCATTCCATTTATCAACCTCATTTTTACTTTCCATAAAAGCACATTTTCTATCGGTTAATTTATTTGGCAAATTAAAGTTAGTCCAATATAAATGCCTACCTCTTTTTATTGCAGGAACCAATGGATTATAAAATGGCACAACATTTTCAACTACAAATTTTCCTTTAAAATAGTTTTGTAAGAAAATAATTTCTTGATATAATTTCATATCAGGGTATTCAGATTTTGTTGTTTCGTGTCTTGCAAATCTTGCTTTGCTATGTGTTGGACAAGGAGGGGAACTCCATATAAAATTAAACTCTTTGTAATGGTCTAATAAATATTGATGTGCGTCTGCAACAATTACAGTATCATTTGGAAACCTTTCTTGGTATAATCTTGCCAACTCTGGATCTAATTCTACCGCAGTCACTTTAATATCTTCTTTTACTTCGTTCCACTTATATCTATTACCTCCTAAACACGCATACAAGTTTAAAATCTTCATAAGAAATTATTTTATTTATTTTAAGGTGTTATATTTTTTTCTAGTTTAACTTCGATTTCTTCTAACATTGTAGCATAATTATTTGATGCAGTTTCAAACATCTCATTTACTATATTGTCATCTAAATTTGCAACGGTATGTTGTATGTAAATCTTCATATCTGAAACACTCGAAACTCCAATAACTTTTTTTAATACAGAGTCAAGTCTTTTGTTATATCTACAGTAAATATCATACTGCTTTAATGCGTGGTATATTGTTGCGTGATTTGGTTTCCATTCAGAAACAGATCCAATTGCTCTGGCTATTTCTGTTAAACCCATTCCTTGGTAATGATAAAAATAATTTATTAAAACTGATCTTGCTTCAATATATTCTCGCTTCCTGCTTTTTTGTAAAATATCAAAACCAAACTCGTGTTTAAATTCGTTTGCAATTTTAATAAAGTCTTTTATTATTGTTTCTTTCATTATAGTGTTCCTTTAATTATGTAGTTATCTAACTCTGGTTCTGGTTGATTGTAAAAATATTCCTTATAAACTTCTATACCGTGAGCAACTTTTTCTTTTCCTTTTAAATAAAATTCTTCTGTTACGTTCCAGACTCCAATATCTAAACTTAATTTATCAATTACTAAAAATGTAAATTCTGAATATGGAACATTAAATAAATTACAGTAAAGATAAACTTGAACATCATACCCATATTTTCGTGCTGAATATGGAAAGTCTTTTATATTGCTCGTTGTCTTAATATCACAAATTCTATTTTTGCCTAAAACATCCGCTTTACCTCGAAATGGCATACCCATTACATTACCCAAAACAGGAACCTCAAACTCGCAATCTTTCAAAAGTTCAATTGCTTTGTCATTTTTTAACAATGCACCTGCAACTCTTTCTGCATCTTTTTTTTCCTTTGAAGTATAAACTGTCCCAAATTCGTCTCTTGCTTCTTTGTATGCTTTTGCGTTTTTACTTGCAACATCTACAAAATGAAACTCTTTAAACTTTTCTGGCTCTAGGATCAATGTGTGGATTAAAGTTCCGTCTCTAAACGCTTGATGGTCTCCTTGTCCGTATTTTGTAATTGCATAGTATTTTTTTGGACTATCTGCAAGTAATTTAATACTGCTGCTACTTAATGCTAATTTATTAAGTTCTCCATAATAGAAAGAATCGTCATACATCTTACTTTTTACATCGCAATAATCGTATTGCTTATTATCTAAAAGTGTTATTTTCATTTTTTAAAATATTTAAGTTTCATTATATCCCACCAAGTCATTTGTTGGTATTCGTCTTCTGTAAGAATCTCTACCCTAGATGTCCCATTTTTATTCTTGTATTGTATTGCGTGTAATCCAGAAGGTAATATTACGTGGTTTGGATCTATATTTTCGTCTCTCATTTTTATTGTTTTTTATTTCCAATCTTCTGGAAAGATTTTTTTTGCTATTGCTTTACTAACTATTGCTATTGCCCAAGCTAGACATAACCATCCAATTGCTTTTATCATATCATTGATGCTTCAAAACAAGTTCCGCTGCAAACTGTCCCCTCTCTTTCAACAGGAGTTCCGCATTCTGTACATTCAAATTCTGCATCGTTTTCGTAAGCAGGGTTTCCGTAATTTAAGTAATCGTCATTCATAATTTTGTCTTTTAAAGGTTTATTTTTATTAAATTTTTTCTTTTTGCGTCCTGCAATAAAGCTAATCTTTGAATATGTAAAGGTGAGGAAGTGTAGTAATTAGTTAAACCTAGATCTACTAATTGCTTAATTGTTTGGTTATTTTTTCTTAAATCAATCATAGTTTTGTCTTTTAATTTGTTATTGATAATCAAAGATATTAAAAATATTTAATAACTACTAATATTATTGCAAGTTTTTTAAAATTTTTATTTCTTTTCGTAATTTCTCTAGTTCTATATCTGCTTTTCTGGCTCTTAATACGGCTCTATTTTTATCTTCTCTGTATTGGTTCATCGCTTTGTCGTACATTCTCCTATCAACTTGTAAGCTATTTACATAAAAGAATATTCTAGCAATTGATTTTGACATTTCAGTTAAAGTAGTGGTTTCCTTTTTTTTGATCTGGTTAAGGACCAAAGTGGTTAGCATATCAATGTCCACGATATACTCCATATCTTTGAGTAAATCTATTTTAGCATTCATTATTAGAGTCTTTTAATATATTTAAGTCCAACTTTGCTTCTTGTAACTTTTCATTAAATAACTCAACTTTAATTTTTGCTATTTCGCATTTTGAACAATGGTAATTTAATTCCCACTTTGCAGAATCTAACTGTTCTTCTAAAATTTCAATCTTTTGTGCATTCATAATTTTGTCTTTTAATTATTTTATAAATCAAAGTTTTCTTGAAGTTCTTTAATTAAGTTTTTAATTTCTTCTTTATTAAGAGCAATGTGTGTAAATAAATTGCCTTGGTTGCTCATTGTTAATTGTACTTTTGTACCCTCTATACCGCCACTAAATTTCGTTAAAAATATTTTAGTGTTTTCCATTTCATTTGTCTTTTGACTTTGAAATTGTCCTCTGATTGTTTTTAATTCTGTTGCCATTTTTTTGTCTTTTAAAATTTAATTATCTTTTTTTTATTTCTGTAATTACTTCTTTTAACATTTGCTTGTGAAAGTTAGAAGCGTTTTCTTGACAATATTGATATTGTTTCCATAAATCTTTTTTTGTCCAATCTGTAAAATTTAATGTCATAATTTTGTCTTTTAATTGTTATTGATGTTGCAAAGTTATTAAAATATTTCAATAACCAACCTTTTTTTTTATTTATTTTTATTTTTTTTAAAATAATCGTCCCACACTCCTTTTTTATCTGGTGTTGCATACTCAACAATACTAGCGTCTTTTTCATTTAATAGGTAAACTTCTTTGGAAACTTTGCTTTTATTCCAGAACGTTGTGCTTGGACAATTCTTGCTCAATACTTCCAACTCTTTAATCTTGTCTAACCAAAACCAATAACTCCCCTTTGGATCTGAAACAAAATACATTTTTACAACATCTTCTGGCAACGCCATTAATGCATCGTATTTCTTTTTTTCAAGCATCTTTGTCTCATAGTATTTAGTTCTGAATTTCATCTCTACAACGCACTTTTTTCCTTTTGGCGTATATCCTGTTGCATCATACGGTAGATTTTTAGGTCCAACCCACTCTAGTTTCCAACCATCAAAAACATTTAAAATTCTTACTAGTGCCTTTTCAAACTTACCTGTTTTAGTTATTTTCATATAGTTTATTTATTTCGTCAATCCATTGTTTTATTACTCTAGGATTACAAGTGCAGGGTTTGTAAAATTTATGTTTAAAATACTTTGAATGCATCTGACAAACCAACTCAAATTGATCTCTATTTAAAGAATGCTTTACCTCTGATCGAAATTTATACCAATCTTGTTTATCTTCTTTTACCATAGTTCTACATCGTTCCAAGTTTCCTGTCTTTTATCACACCCACAATCTTTATACCCTAGTAATTTGGTAGACTTCTTGACTATCCATTTTATACCTGTATAATACGTTATTCGTTCTACTAAATTCCCTAATTTCATAATGTTGATTTTAAAATTTCAATACATAATTGATTTGGTATTTTGCTTCTGTTATAATTACCTTTCATTCCTTGTGTTCCTGTTCTGCTACCTCTTGGTGCAGCTTCGTGATGACAATTTTTATTACCATTATAACATTCTGGTCTAGGTTCCCAACCCTCTGGATTTAACAATGATCTTAAATTGTTGCTCCAAATGTCAGTTGGTTTTGCCCTTGTATCTCCATAAGTACAATACCAAACAGTTGTTCTTGGCAAACCCTTAACTACTTGTAATTTTCTTAATTTACCTCTTGGGTTTTCTATAAACCAAAATTTAGGTTTTAGTTCATTTATTATATCCAAAGTTTTTTTCACAAATGCAACTCCTTTTAATGCGTTTTCAGACTTTGGAGTGTGGTCTTTATTCCAGTGCTTACCAATACTAGCAACTGAAAAATAAGTACAAGGTGGACTTGCCCAAATAACGTCTGGAGTAAAGGGTATTTTATTAATATCAAAATTTAAAATATCAACTGCATAATTTATGTCCTCAAAATCATTTACATCGCTGCTAAAAACTTCAAACCCTAAACTTTCAGCAGCTTTACCCACGCTTCTACTTCCTGCAAATAATTCTAAAACTTTCATAACACTATTTTTATTAAATAATACATCGCTAAAATTCCATAAGTAGCAGCAAATCCTACACAAATAAATTTAAGGATTGTTATTGTTTTTTTCTTGTTTCTCATTTCAATAACTCTTTTATATCGTTTAAGTCTTTGTTTTTAATCTCATAAGTAGTACATTTTAAAACTGTAACCGTTCCGTTATCTCTGTACCTCTTTGTTCCTTTCTTGAATTTTTCTGATTTCTCAAACAATTCTTCCTTTGTTACCCAACCGCAAATAGTTACTTCGCTTGTTTTCTTGTTTAGTGAAGTAAAAATGTAAAGATCACATTTAAAATGTTTTTGAAGTCCAGAGAAATTATGAACGTAATCTGGTTTCATATCTACATTACGTCCCATTGTTTTAACATCTGCTTTCAATCCGTTGATTTCCATATCAAAACCTCCGTCAAATCCATCACTAAATTCAAAAGGCATCTTGAACGCTTGATGGACTTTCATCTCTCCTAACAATCCGATATACTGATGTATTCGTAATCCGTCCGCTTCCCCTCTGTTACCTACATTATTTGTTTTTAAAAAATCCCAAACTTTGTTTTTTTCTACTTCTGTTATTGTTATTCTCATCTTTCTAATTGTTTAGTTAATAATTTTTTTATTTTCTTTACTGTTCTATAAATTGAGTAATATTCTATTCCTGTTAATTTGCTTAATTCAAGCATTGACCAACCTTTTAAAAAAACAAATTCGTAAATTCTTTTGTCATACTCATTCCATTCAGAGATATTTTTTTTTATTTTATTTTCCTTATCAACATAGTCAAAAGTCTGGTCGTAAATATAAGGCTCAACAATATTTGTCTCCAAACTAAACTCTCTTTTTTTCTTTTTTACTTTATCTAAAAATATATTTCTTAAAACTTTAAATACAAAAAAATAATTAATTTCTGTTTCATTATACATTAANGTTTTATCGTATTTACCTTTCCATTCGTGGATCTTCAAATACATTTCTTGAACAATATCTTCTGCGTGGTTAGCACCAAATGACTCAACTATTCTAGTCCATTTTTTGTGGTCCTTTGCAATTAAAGATATTATTTTATTCATTGTTTTTATTTTTTATTTTTGTTTGCCATCTATATCAGACGTGTCATTTTTAATCTGAACATCTGAATTAAATACATTAGCAGTACTTGTGCTTTGATGCTTTTCTAAAACTTCATTTTTCCAAGTTTGGTCCGTTCTGCTTTCTGGATTTACTTTTGGCTCTGGATCTAATCGTCCTGCAATGTGATGGATCATTACGTATAATTCTCCGATTGCTTTTTCTATTCTTTTAATCCTTTGGTTTGTTGTGTATTTTTTATCTTTCATTATCTATATTTTAAATATTGTTTAAAAGATTTGTTTAACCTACATTCTTCATCATCACATAAATTGTCAGCACATTCATCAAATCCGTATTTATCTTTTTTATTGTTTAATATATCAAACAAGTCTTCTAAAATTTCTGTTCCGTATTTATTTATAAACTCTTTCATTTTAAATTAATTACTTTTTTAAATTCTTCTCTAATTGGTTTTTCTAAAATAACGTTTCCATTAATCTGAAACCCAACGTTTCCTGCCATACTTTGGAACCTAATTGGATCGTCCATTGAAGTCGGTTTTCCACCTGTCTCAATTTCTTTTACTTTCCTTACGTGAATATGTGATTGTGTCCAATCTGCAGGGTGCTGAATATATCTGTGAATTACCATAAAGTCATCTGCTCTGTTTACAAATTTACCCCCACCCTCAACATCACTTGCCATTGGTGGAATTGGATGTCCTGCATATTCGTGTCCCATTGGATGTTTCATTCTTAAAGCAGCAGTATTTGCGTGAGTATTTAACCAAGTGCTTACGTTATAAGTTTTGCAGAATTTTCTTATTTCTGTTGTTGCTTGGTAATCATATTCGTGCCCACCTAAACTCTTCATTATTTCTGGATCTTTTATAAGACTATTATAAGGATCAATTAACAGTCCCCCATAATTCCAAGCTTTTTTGTAGCTTGTTGCTAGTTCAATAATGTGCCTGTAAGTATATAAATTATTGTTGTCAATCACTTTAAAATAGTCATTAATGTAATCCATTTGAGTATTAAACTGCTTCTCTGTAACTTGCGTTATTGGCTTCTGTTCTAAAAACTCTACTAACTTTCTGTATATTGAATGCGGTTCATTTTCACTGCTAAATACTAGCCACCGAATATTAAGTCTTTTTGCATAAAGCAACATTAAATATAAAATTACAGTTGTCTTTCCAACATTGGCGTGTCCTAATATTACGTTAAAATTGCCCTCTTTAAATCTAATGTAATTGTCAATATCTGGTATTCCAATCTTTTTACCCTCGGTTATTTCTCCTGTTCGGATTTTGTTTAATTTGTCTTTTACCTTTATTAAATCTATTAGCATAATTTTGTCTTTTAAGTTATTATAAATGTATTAAAAATTTTTGATAAAAAAAAATGTTATAAAAAAAAAGGGTAACATTTATTTTGCTACCCAATTTCTTGTTTAAATTATCATTCTTAAAATGGTAAGTCTGCATCTTGTGTTGCAGGTTCTCTACTTGCCAAATGGTCCTCAACAGGTACGTCTGTTTTTGGTGTTGGTTTAAAAGTTGATAAAGCAGCATATAATTTACCCCCTTTGCTTTCACAAATTTGTATTTTACCATATCCTTTGTTGGCTTCAAAAACGTCTTTATGTGTTATTAACATTTCAGCTAATTGATCCACTTTAAAAGCTAGTTCCATTTTTACCCATTCAACGTTTCCTGCATTGATAAACATTCCTTGTACTAATTCACTTGATTTACTCATCTTTATGTTATTTTTATGTTAGTTTATGTTAGTTTAATATTTGTGTTTTATTTGTTGGTCTTTTAAAGCTTTCACTTTCATCTTCTCCAAATACACCGAGTTCGTAAAATCCTGTTAATTTTAAAACGGCTCTGGACATTGCTCTTTTTTCTGCCATTTCAGCAACATACCAAGAGTTTGTGTTACCCTCTGAATAACTTGCTCCTTTTAAAGCAGATCCGAATGTCTCAATATTAGAATTTCCTTTACTTGCAGTTGCTTTAAATACTGCAAAATTAGTTTCACATTTTATAACTTCATAGTTTATAAATATTTTCTCCATTGCTTGGATCTTATCTACTCCCTGTCTTGTTACAATAGTGTAATGCTGATGTTTAAAAAAATCTTCTTTTGTTAGGTTGTACTTTTTGTACAATTCCATTAATTTGTCTTTATTCATTATTATTTATTTAAGTTACTAATATTAAATTCTTGTTGTAACACTTCGTTTTGTGCTTCTAAAAATTCTACACGTTTTTGCAGTGCTTCGATCCTGTGTAATAAAAATTGTTGGTTTTCTTCTGTTGCTCTGGTGCGAGTTACATCCTCTGAATAAGTCATAAATTTGTCTTTTAAGTTAATAATTTTGATAAAGATATTAAAAATAATTGATAAAAAAAAATATTAATTAAAAAAAATGCAAAAAAAAACTACCCTTTGAAAGAGTAGCTTAATTCCATTACCTAACAAAGATAATTTTAAAAGACAAACAAATATACAAAAATTTTATAACTCTGCAAGTTTTTTTGTGTATAAATTAAATATTTCTAATAGATCGTTATTATCATACTTTACTATTTTGTGACTTAATATGTTCAGATCTTCTGCTAACCCCTCTTTAATATAAATGTCTAAATTTCTGCCAAACGTATATTGTTCTCCGTATCTAAAAACGTTACATCCTGCGCATTGAACTTGACAATTGGTTTCACTCCATCTGGTTGAGTAATGTTTTCTACTCATAAAGTGTCCGCATTGTAATTTTTTCCAATGATCCTGTTTTCCACAAGTAAAGCACTCTGTCATTCCGTTTGCATCTGCATTTCTTTGCCTAATATATTGCGAAAAAATAGCGTCAGCTTTTTTGACTAATTTACTTCTGGATGGTTTTTTGCTTTTCAAAATATAGATCGTACCTTTTTGGGTATAGTTTGTATCTTTTTGGGTATTATCTTCACTAAAAGTTATACTTTTTGTAGTTTTTTATTCTGTCAACTTTATTTCTAAACAATAATATTGGCGTTAACATATCAATATCTTTGTATTTTTTTTTTGGAAAAAAATTTGTTTGTTAAAGTAATTGCTTCAAAGGTATATAAAAAAATTTTAGTAATCAACTTATTTCTTTGTAATAACAATATTTTTTGATATTTTTTCCGCACTTCTCCCTACAACATACCCTCCAATTCCTAACTGTAATAAATTCCAGAACTCGTTTTCAAGCGGAGGTATAGGTAGATTAAATAAAGGTGCTATAAATTTTACATACATCACTATAAACCCAAAACACAACATTAAAATAGGTCTCCAACTTCTTTGTAGCCAATTACCATTTGCTTCTGTAACAATAATCTCTGTTTGTAATTTCTGGAGTTCTAATTGTTGCTCTTTTAAAACGTTAAGAACTTTTAATTTAGCGTTTGCCCTTTCTTCGTCATTTGTAAATATATTGTCAATTACGTCTCCGATCTCTTTAATAACTCCACTGCTAAACCAACTTAAAATTTTTTTCATACGTGCTTTTTTGGGTACGCTTTGTACCTTTTTGGGTACGCTTTGTATCTTTGTGCTTTTTTCGTGCTATTTTCGTGCTATTTTCGTGCTATTATAAAATTTACCAACGTATTTGTATTTGTATAATACCTAAAAATAAATTTATTTCTTCATACTCAAAATCTGGTTCTGGCTCCATATATCCAAGTCCAAAAATAAAAGACTTTGGAAACAATACAATTATATTTAACTCAAAATCCGTCATACTAAAATTGATTACTTATCCACTCGTATTCTTCTGTAGCGTCAAAACTAGGACAATCTTTGTCACTAAAATCTTTATGTCCGTAAACTTTTGCTTTTGAATATAAAGTTTTTAATGTGCATAAAAGGTCCTCCAACGCTTCCTTTTGTTCCTCTGTTCTAGTATCTTTTGAATTTTTTAAATCTTTATCCATTCCACCAACATAAGCTATACCGATTGAATCAAAATTGTGCCCCCTTGTATGTGCACCTGTTCTTTCAATAGGTCTACCTTCTTCAATTTCTCCGTCTAATGTAATTAAAAAATGATAACCAATATCTGACCAACCTCGTTCTTTAACGTGCCAATCTCTAACGGTTTCAACTGAAACTTCCCTGCATTCTGGAGTTGCGGTAGAGTGTATTATTATTTTATTTATTTTTCGCATAAACAGTTTTTACAATGATGTATTCTTACTTTTCTTTTATCCAGAAATTTATTCCACCCTTGTTTTATATTGCAACTTTCAACCTCAATCCAATTAGCAAAATCTCTTAAACTTTTAATCATTTTTATTTTTCTTATACATTAACAACCATTTGTGAAACGTATAACCGATTGAAACTAACATCAGTGTTAATTTTAATACAACGTCTATATTTGTGAAACTAATCATTAAGCTACTTCCATTTAATGCGTATATTTTTATGTCTGTAAAATTCATTTTTAAATTTATTAATCTGGTATTTCTAATGTAACGGTTATCGGCGTAATTAGTTCATTAATCATAGATTGAACATTATCTTCTATGTTAGAAATTTGTTCGTCTCCTATAGTTGATTTTGTCCAATTTGTAACTATTTCGTTGGTTAAATCTGAAAACGGTATAAAAGGGTTATCTGGATTATAAGTCAAAATTTGCTCTCCAATAGCAATAGCCGAATAAGCTGTTCCGTCTGGATTCAATATATCAGACGTTCCTGTTACTTTCCAATTAACATTGTATACCACATCTGTTTCGCTATTCTCTAATGGTCTAACTTCTACTGTTTTACAATCCCAAGTATATTTTATCATAATTTTTTATTTTTAATTCTACCAAGTATTTTTCTTAATTTCAACCCAAGCATATGTATTTGCTCCTGTTTTC